ATACGAGAATACATACTCAGACGCGGTCTGGCGTACTTCAGGGAATCGAGTTCCAACATCAGAGTACCCCAACCCTGGCCACTACTTGGGTGAACACCAAACTTACTCTCAACAGACTTCTCAATCTTAGTCAACGCTCCCTGCCCACCTTTCAGTATACCACGGGCGCCCTCGATCATACGACCATTTTGCATGCCGTAGGCATCAAAGTGAACCTCGATAGCAGAACCACCCTTACGACGAATACCGTTGGCGAGTGACCAGTTAGACTGTGGGTGAGATGCACTCAAATACTTACCCGTAGAACGCTGATAAGAAACAGGAACATTCTCCTTCTGTGCAAGCATAGCGGTGCGCTTCAACACCTCATTAACAAAATGCTGCTCTGCGGTGGGTTTATACTTGCCTGCATAATCAGTACCGGGACCATCAGTACCCGGAGCGATACCACTGTTGGATGGTACATCACCATGACCTTGGAACAAAACAAGACCACCAGTCTGATAGCGTTGCTCTGCAGTGGGACGCTTGGCACCCAACTCATAAGCAGTGGTGGAGAACAGACGCTCATCGATCTCTTTGCCTGATGGTTTACCTTTATTCGCTGCGTCGTTTGCGGTGACAGTACCACCCTCCTGGCGGAAGATATAACCCTCATCATCTCTGCGACCCTGGCGGCGCTGCTGCTTCTTAAGGTCACTATCAGAGAGTCCCAATTTCGCCCAAGAGTCTGCCATCAAACGGCGGTTCTGCTCTCGGTTATTCTGGAACTGAGCGATTTCTGCCTTGAGATCCTGCAGTTCGTTGTGGCGAACTGGGCGGGCCTTGGCGCCACCCTTTTGGTTCTTACCCTCAAGGGCATCAACCCTCAGTTGTCGGCGATAGATGTCATCGTTGATGCTCTTATCAATCTTAAGGCGGCGCTGTACCTCATTGGCAGGTTCAGAAAGATAGTCAGGTAAGCCACCGTTAACGGCAAGTATATCATCATGCCACTTAGTAAGGTCTGTCAGTGTGAAGATAGTTCCACCTTTGGTTACACCATGACCAGCAACCATATCTTGAAGTGGTTCCTGCACATTCTCCTGTAAAGGTTTACCTAAAGCGTCACCGGCCGGTTTGAATACTTTCTCTTTAATTTGTTCTTTTGCCCAGGTACCAACCTTCTCTGTAAGGTAGTCAACAGCATCTTTGATCGCCGATTCAATTGCAGGTTTCAGAGTATTATTGACATAGTTCATAATCTCCTCACGATAATTCCACGCAAGAAGTCCACCACCAGCAAGCAGACCGCTGGTCATGAGCATGTTCATCAAGGTATTACTACCAGATTTCTCCTCCTTCTTATTGGGGAAGATCTGACTCACCAATCCCTTTCGGTCTCCTTCGGTGCGCTTTCGATCGCGCTCAGCACGCTTCTCTGCTTTCTGCTTATCAGAATGTTCTTTCTTTTCTCTGTTGAATTCTTTCTGCTCAACTAGGTAGATCTTATCGACAGTCTTCCTAATCGAAGAGATCGTACCACTCAGTTGCTTATCAGCGGGGAGCGTTTCGATGAAACTTAATACTGCGTTAATATCCATCACTGTGCTCCGAGACTAAGGTTGTAGAAGTAATCAGATGCCATGGCAGAACCAGGACCATCGGGAAGGTTGGGTGGCATTGGTGCCACATCCGCCATGGATGCAACCTCCATAGGTGGAGCATCTTCATAGACAACAATTGGTTTAACGGACAACTGGATAGACTGGTTGTGTTGTGCTTGCGCTGCTCTCATTCTTTGCATCATATCAGATGAGCGGCGACTCACCACACCACCTCGCTGGCGCTGAACAGTACCACCATAGTTCTCATACATCTTCATGAATTTAGCGGCGCTGTACTTTGCCTGGCCCTCATAAGAACCACCAGCAACGCCGTCACGGCCACCTTCAATCGATGCCCACTCCTGACCGAGTCTGTAGATCTCCGCCGTGGAAAGACCATCGGAGATATCAACCTTTCTTTTCTTGGCAACCAGATCCAGTGCAACAGCATCTTGGTTAGCGGGGGACATATCTCTACCTTTAGCATACTCATCCCAAGTTGTACTGAGGAACTGGTACCTACCAGCAGCATCGGACCTATGAGCACCAGAACTAATCACCTGCCTTGGGTGTGCAGTTCCTTGGAACTGACGACCAGTAAACATCGTATTATAACCACTGTTGGGGTACTGGGAGGTACCCTCAGCATCGGCAATAGCATTCAACAATGCTCTAGCATTTGGATCACTAATTGAGGTCGCGGCGGGGGTACCTGTAGCGCCTTGGGTGCCTGCTGCTGAGGCAGGTTGCACACCAAACAAACTACCGATGCTATTCATAGCACCACTGAGTCCACCACCAAGACCACCAAGTAACCCCACAAGTGGGTGGTCACCGACTACACTTTGGAAACCCTCACTGAACCCACTGGTGAACGCCTGCAATCCACTAAAGAGACCACCAAACAAGTCCACCATACCTTGACCCAGATCAGCAGTCTGACCCATTGCCGTTCGGGCAGTTGCAGCAATATTACCCTGTGCGTTCTGCTGAATAGCATCCGCAGTACCACCGAACTGCTGTACAAGTGCTTCAACATCCTTAGCAAGAGTACGGGACTGCTCGTAGTCATTGGTACCGATAGCACCAGAACCAAACTGAGACCAGGGAATATCAAATGCCTGTCCACTGTAGTGATAACTATCATCGGCGTGCTGACCATCTGTTGTGGATCCGATCTGCCATTGGCGACCAGAGGGACCCCCACCGGCAGCGAGCGCTGCCTGAACCTTCTTGCGAAGTTCAGCGCTAGAGAAAGCGAAGTGGTCATGTGCGTTGGCCTCAGTACCGTGGCCAGCGTGGTCATAACCAGCACGGTGCGGATCACCATGGAGGTGCTCGACGACACCACCCGTTTGGAAGCGGGGAATCATCTGGTTCAGAGTGGAGATGGTATCATCCCAGTCACCAGGCATGAAGACCTTCTCACCAGGTTCCAGCAGAGTTGGCACCATACCCCCGGTCTGGAAGTGCATGGATGCCATCTTGTTCAATACGAACGACCCCTGAGGGAGCAGCATGGGAACTTTGTCACCCTCACCAACACCAGGAACATTAATATGACCGCCGAGTTGGCGCTTAGTCCAGCCGATCTCTTCATAGCGATCTTCCATCTGGTGCTGGCTGATCAACTCATCAATCTTACTCCTGTATTGACGATACTTCTCTTCACCGTCTGCGTTTGCTTCGCGGGCCTGTTTCAGTTTATTCTGATAGTGTTTAACCGTTTGCTCGTCGTTTTTCCTTTCGGCAAGTTCTATACCCTCCAACGATTCGTTGATAACCTTTTCGTTGGCCTTGGTGATACTGGAGATGTTTGTCATCTCCTTGCTAAGTCTTTCAATCTCACGCATAGCTGCGTAGCGGCCCTTCTCTTCCTCCGTAGCTTGGCTTCCCGTGCCGCGACGCTTATAGTTTTCGGCGACTTGCCAAGCCTCAGCCTTACTAAATCCAGACTTGGTGTCTCGGTGGTCGTTTGAGATCCACCCCAGGTTGTACTTGTCCAGGGCCTCGCCGAGATACTGGTCAACAAAACTACCAATCTGACGACGGAACTCGGGGTCCGTCATAATCTTTGCAGTCACAGCAACACCAGCCGCTGCAAGGGCAGGTATAATCAGGCCCGACAGGCTAGCGAGAGCGGTGCCGATCATAGTACCAAGACCCAAACTACCTAGAGCGGTAGTGATAGCTCCACCAATACCAGAAACGATAGAACCTAAGGTATTAACCAAACCACTGACAGCAGAACCAACGCCACCAATTAACATATCAAAGAGGGACTTCTTCTCCTTGTCCTTCTCCGACTTCTTCATCTTTGTGAGACCCTTAAACCCAGAGAAGTCTGCCTTCTTACGCTTCTCTTCGCGACGCTTGTTCTCTGCTGCTTTCTTCTCTTCTTTTGTCTTCTTCTTGTCAAACTTATCCTGCTCAACCTCCAACTTCAGGATCTTACCCAAAGTGGTGTCGATGGACTTAATATCCTTCGACACCACTTTTGAGGTGCTATAAAGTTGCTTGAGAATGTTGTCTGCCACGGGATTCCCAGTTTTCTTTTATTTAGGCACCCATGTGCATACCACCGGCCGCTGCCTGCTTCCGTTGTAACTCCATGGTCTCCAGATAGTTGGAGAGCATGGAAGTCATAACATCGAACTCCCAAGGCATGAGTTCTTCAATCTCAGACATGTTCCAGTTGTGGTATTGCTGGAAGGCGAAGATGCGTTCATAATAATTGACTAGATTATTATGCATCATCGCCATTAGAAAAAATCTGCCAGTCCCTCCAAAACCACACTAAAGTCATTCCCAGTGCGAGGATTAGTGCATTTGATAGTATGCTTCAGTTTGGGCATCGTGGCGAAGAAACTCATGATCTTCTGGAACTGTGCTGAGGTCAGTGCTTCCAACCACTCAACCAATTCACCTTCAGTCATGTCTGCCTTGTTATACACCTCATCATTAATGACGATGGAGGAGATACACTTAGCAACGGTCTCCATACTCTCACTGATGTTGTCAACCTTCAGACCTTCAGCGAAGAAAGACAGACCGGGGTATGACATCTTCACCTTAATCTCATCGGAGACATCAATGAGGTCAGTATGATCTTTGTTTCGCTCAACCTGAATCTTATCCACATTGATCTCCTTCTCCACACTATAAGTGGGATCTTCAGGATCAGTGACGCGAACCTTTACGGTCTCACCCACAGACTTGGCGCGACACTTCAGGAACAAATACTCAATATCAAACAGTGCCAGATCATCAACACTAAAGTCGGCGGGGGAAGATACACAATTTGTCAATACATTGGAGATAGCATTACCAATCTCATCAATACTCTCACCCTCTGCTGCTAAGATAAGGATCTTCTCTTCCTTAACGGTGAATGGTTGGTACTTAATCTTCTTACCGGTTGAGGGTACGGTAGTGGAGTGTTCGGGGCGTACAGGTTTAGGCAGTGCCATAATGAAGTAGTAATCTCACATTCATATTTAGTTTAACTCACTTAGTGCGTTTCTTCAATCCCAGTTCGTACTCAGTCACAATACGAAAGATCCATCCGCGCTTGGCACAATACTTCCTTGCGGCTTCCCACTTTGCCTGATTGTTCACATACATTTTAACAGCATATGCCCAACTCTTTGTCTTTCTCTTCGGTTTAGGATCAGGACCTACTACCTCGGCATGTGGTTTCACTTCTACCATATGTGTCTGGATCAGACCGTCACTATCCACTACCTGAATAATAAAGTCTGGGAAGTATCTTCGTGTCTTCTTCTGGATAGGATCAAAGTAAGGGATGCACATCTCTTCAGATGCCCATCTCTTAACACTCTCATTCAAGTCTGCCCATTTCATAAAGACACGCTCCCAGGAAGAGCGATAGCAGATATCAGTATGATCGCCTCTATACTTCTCAGGGTTCCTAGGAATATACTTGCCCTTATGTGTCTTGCTCATGGAGTGATATCGTCAATAGAGATGAAACTAACTTGACTCTTAACGTTGCGACCATAGTTCTTATATTCACGAACATAGTCTTGGATATACTTCTCCTTAAGTGCAAAGATCTCAGACTTATCGTCGTTGATCGACCTCTCATACCCGATGTTTGTGACATATAGTGGAAGTGATGTTAGGTAGACCGTTCCACCAATCTCACTAGGAGTCGATGGATTCTCTTCAATGACTGCTAGAATTGCCTGACCCGACTCGGTGTGGATGTCGACAAGGTCTTCATTTGCAATCTCGATTTCATTAGAGAATTCATTTGTTTGATTCTCCTTACCATTGGCAAAGTAGGTATACACAAAGTCTTCAGGTACTTGCAGTCCACCAGGAAGAACTAGATTACCAGCACTATCGAAGGTCTCTACAGTTTCATAGTGATGGATCTCACTAGCACCATTGGTGCCGTACTTCTTACTGACATATTCATCCAATTCCTTATCACTGAGCGGCCACTGATTATAATAGTCGGTGATCTCATTGATCTGAAGAAGGATCCAGTAATATTGCTCATCACCATAAAGTTCATACGAAATCTGATCAGGTCGAGCACCATTCTTCACAGAATACTTGGTGTAAATGGTATCCTCCCGGAAGATGTCATCACGAATAGTTGCCAGTCGGAAGAAATCCTTCATCTCAGCATATTCGATCTGTCCTGCCTTGTTGGCAGACAGAGCATAATGAACATTAGGGAGATAGGAGAAGTACTTAGGAGTAGTCATCAGTATCCAATGTTAGAACCAGACTCATCGTGATCACCACGAGTGATGATGTCGACTTCCTGGAAGGACAGTTGCATGGCAGTAATGATAGGCATACCGTTAGGGAAGGTGGCATGCATATCGAGACCGGGGTTGTGCTGAACAGTAACACCAGTAAGTGCTGCTTTCTTGAAAGCATTCATGTTCTTGTTCTTGGATCCACCAGTCATATAGGTGACATTCCAAACATGAGGAACCTTGAACATACCATTACCAGTATCCTCAGGTGCACTCCACTTCTTGAATTCCATAATAATGCGGTTTACATTCTGTGCTTCCTGTTCACTCTTAGGAACGAAAGTATAGTTGAACGAGAATGTACGGAGACCTGTACCACGATAGAGAAGTTCAACATTAGGGTTGTAGATCTTACCACGAGACATTGCCATCAGCTGACTAGCGTTCTCATAACCACCCAGTTTAGCGATACCCTCAGTGATTGCCTGCTTTGCCATCGGTCCAGCATTCTGCATACCGTTGTTAAACGCAGTGCCCATTTCTTGACCCACGCGCTCACCCAATTTACGAAGATTATCAGTGCTGGCAAAATCAGATCCTTCAAGGTCCTGAACAATTTTGGCACCTTGCATTGCAAGGTCCGACCTAAACTTATTCAGAGGACCCTCGAATGACTTAGCGCCCCAGTTTTGCCCCGTCATCAGGGATGGTGTGGAGTTAGGCATATAGAGCGTAATAGCACCACCACCCGCTGGGGGACCAGCAGCACCCCCTCCTCCACCTTTTCGGTTATTGCGGTACAATTCATGCGTGAAGACAATAGTGTCTGCACCATTTGCACCTGCTTCTTGTGGGTAACGCATTAGGATCTCCTGATCTTGGCGATGGGTAATCGTTGAACACTATTGAGTTCTTCGTCTGATACCTCATAGAGGTTGGTAAGAACTTCCGCCCAGGAATATTGACGAACACCTTCCCAATGGAAGTTGTATCCAGTGAATCCCCATTTGTATATGTTGGTACACACAATGAAGGGATGTTGGTCGTAAGTTGTACCTGGCGTCTTGGCTTTATAGACAAACACATAGTATTTATCTGGTTCAGGAACAATCACAGATGGACTGAGAACTGACATCAACCGTTTCATGTTCATCTCCGGTGAACGGTTATCAGAACCAGGAAGTAAAGCAGCAACTCTATCCATTAGAAGAGTTGCCCACCGACACCAGTAGTATCACCGATACTATAACTTTCATAAGTGAAGTCAACAGAGTAGGTAGTAACGGTGTTGCGACTCTCAGTATTCAATGAGATTGCGCCAATGTTAATTGGATATGCATTAACAAAGTTTATAGTCATCACTCGCTTATAGTTTGCAGTCAACTCAGCAGAACCAAGAGCACCCAGAAGGTTGTCAGGCAGTTCCAACTTATGGAGTTGCATATCCTGAACATAACTCGCGTAGTAGTTCATCCTCTGGGATGCTCTGGGATTATTAATATCAACACAGGTCATATCGAACCACTGACGGAGATCTTGGTACACAGAGAACTCACTGTTCTCGATTACTTCAATGGTAAATGGTTTACCAAAGCGAATGGCAGTGGGTTGCTCACGACTGATACCCATGCGCTCATGCCCATTCACGAAAGCAGTTGCAGTGCGGATCTCTGGAATCGCAGTCGCTCTACAGAAGAGGTTCAGGTAATCATTCGTGCGGCGATTGACCAGATTTGGTAATGTAAGTGCGAACAAAGTAGGACGGGACACCCCCCTATCCATAAGCGCTCTTGCCTGTTCGTAAGACATGTGCCAATATCGTTGTTTAGGTATTTAGGCACTAAAAAAGGGGGTCGTTTGACCCCCTCTTATGATCAGGACTCCTCAGCGAGGCGCTTGAAGTAGTCAAGAACATCATCATCTTCTGGTTCAGATGCCTTAGGTGCTTCCACGGGTTCCTCAACTGCTGCTGCCTCCTTGACGGTCTCGGTGGCGCGAGAGGAGAAGGAAGGTGCAGCGGTGATGTCCTTCTTAGGTGCAGCAGGCGCCTCGGAAGGTGCATCGTTGCGGGCAGCAACACCACCCAACTTGAGAACCTTGTTCAGGCGATCCTGGAGTTGCTCATAGGACTTGAACTTGTCTGCAGAGACCAGGTCAGTCAGGGAGTGCTGGCGCTTCCAGATGCTCTCCAGTTGAGCGTCATCCAGATCTTCCAGAGTGCCACCAGGAGCGAAGTCAGAGGAGTCGTAGTTAGGATAACCAGCGACCTTCTTGACGCGCAGTTTGAAGTCAGCACCTTCCCAGAAGTCGAAGGGGTTGATACCAGCGCGACCTTCCATCTCGTCGCCGTTCACTGCTTCCATGATCTTATCATGGATCTTCTTGCCGTAACGGAACAGACGGACGGTACCCTCGTTCTCAGGGTTTGCAGGATCCTTCACAATGTAAACATTGCTGTAGTAGGACAACTTACGCTTCTGCTTACGAACCTGATCCTTCAGAGACTCATCACCAGAGTTCCAGAGTTCACGGTTGTACTCACCGAGGGGATCATCCTTACCAAGGGTGGTCAGGGAGTTCTCAATGTACCAACCACCAGGTCCTTGGAAGGCGTGGGAGTACATCTTAGCGAAAGGCATATCCTCACCATCAGGGGCAGGGAGGAAGCGGATGACAGCGAAACCATTACCTGCCTTGTCGGAGGTCAACTTCCAGAAACGCTCATCGACGTTACCAGGTTTGTTGGTGCTTTCGAGTTGCTTCTGCAACTTAGCGAAAGAGTTCTTCTTGTTATTGCGGAGATCAGAGAATCCCATAGTGGTCTTGGATTAGGTGGATGGGTCAGTTGCCGCGAGTTTAGGCTCTTCAGACAGGGAGCATTGGACTCAACTATTATGTCACTCTTCCCAGTGGATGTCAAGTTCGATCTTGGTTGGATCGATCAGTTCTCCAGTCAGGTCTTCGAGTGCAGAGATGGTGTCGTTCTTCATCATAGTATGCCATGATTGGAGACTCTGGTCTGGGTCGCGGCCGAAGGCGTCTGCCACCATCTCAATCCCTTGGATGATCCCAGCAACATTTGGATCATTCATCAGTTTCAAACGAGTGAGGAGAATCTGCTGCTTCTCCAGCATAGCATAAAAATAATGATAGTACTCAATAAGATCATCGATACTTACGGAGAGTGCATTGACGGTGCTAACTCGATGATAGACTTCTTCCTGAAGACTAGCAACCAGTTCCAATGATTCTTCTAGGAATGTCATACGAACTTCTCCTTAAGTGCAGTGCGGTACTTAGACACAGGGATGGATACGAAGGGTTTGTACTTCTTGATCTTAAGACTAACAGAAGTCCAAAGTGGGTCTGTTAGTTTGCCATCCCATCTTAACATGAATCCGAGAATCATGTCAAGGATCATAAGAGTCTCCAGGGAGACCTCACCACGGATGAAGAGGCGTAGGAG